AGCATTAACAGTCAATGCTAATGGTAGTCTTACCATGGGTACAAGTAGCATGTATTTCTTTGCGACAGGTGGTTATTCTTGGGCGGGAGACACGGATAGTTATATAACATCAGTTTCTGATTACATGAGTTTTTACCAAGGAAGTTATAGAAGCTTTTATGCTTATGCATCGAGTGCTTCAGATGGTATTATTGCGGTACAGAATGCCTATACTTTTATAGGAGATACAGACACTAAAATATCATCAAGTTCTAATACTCTACAATTTTGGTCCGGAGGTAATATTGCAGCTACAATGTTTGCTACTTCAGATGCTGATGGAGCAATTTATGCTGAAAAATATTATACTTGGAGAGATGATGTAAATACCCATATTCAAGGGGCTTCAGATGTAATGACATTTACTACTGGAGGTAATTCTAGGTTAGAACTTAACTCTGATGGGGCAGAATTAAAAAACGGTAATGATTACTGGTATGCTCCTAGTGGAGGAGGGTACACTTGGGCTTCGGATGATAATACGTATATCAATCTTTCTGCGGCTGATGTTATAAACGTTGCTACCGGAGGAGCTAATAGATTCCGAATAGGGGTACAATCAATAGGAATTACTAGGTCAGATGGTTCCGCTAATGTAAGTGTAGTTGTGGAGACAGATGGAGGAATTATAACTAATAATACCAGTGCTAGTTATTTTGCATCCGTTAGACCTGTTGCAGATGATACTTATAGTTTAGGTGGAGGTTTTTATAGATGGGACAATGTCTATGCAACAAACGCCACAATTCAAACATCTGATGTTAGAGAAAAAGAAAATATTAATAATACTAAATTAGGTTTAGATTTTCTTAAAGATTTACGTCCTGTATCTTATGAATGGAAAAAGAAAAAAGATAACAAAACAAATCAAACTCACTATGGGTTAATTGCTCAAGAAGTAGTAGAATCATTAAAGAAACATGGAATAGATTCTATAGAAGATTTTGGGGGTATTGTTCATGAAGGAGACCCTAAAGGTTTGTATGGGGCTAGATACGAAGAATTTGTACCAATCCTTATAAAAGCGGTACAAGAATTATCGGAAGAAATTAAACAATTAAAGGAGGACCAATAATGGCAGACACTACAATAACTGTGACTTTTACAGAAGCTCAATGGAATAGAATTGTGGCTGCGTCTTCATATATTAAAGGACCAAGTGGTTCTGGAAATGTTGATGCAGATTTTTTTTCTACACAATGGAAAGACAATCTAACTAATCAAGTCAAAGCGTATGAAAGACAACAAGCGTCAATCGCAGACTTCTAAAATTATACAGTATAGATATGATAACCCACATGATACTCTCCAACAGATTGGGGATGCATTTAATGTGTCTAGACAGTATGTATTCAAAGTACTAAAAAACTATGGAGTTCCTACGGTAAGGGCTAAAAAAATGAAAAACCCCAGACATTGCAAAATATGTGGGGAGCTTAGTACGAAATTAGTACATGATGGTTCTTGTCATTTTCAATATTACAATAAGAAAATAAACTGTGCTACATGTAGAATACCTTTTTATCGTAAACGTAGCCAGATAAAACAAGCGTATGAACAAGGGTTTACTTACAACTACTGTTCTCGAAGTTGCTATCAGAAAGGAAACCGAGCCTTATCGGTATAGCATTTAGCATCCAGTTTATAGGTGATTTTAAGTATAAAATGCCTTATATTTACGTACATTTACGTACTTTTATGATATAATAATAATAAGTTTCCATAATCGAATCTTACGAGATTCCACACAATCCGAGTAAAATAACGATATGGAAATTAATAATGACTTAGTAGTACAGTGGGAGCCTAAAGTCCAGAAGATGGCTTCGTCAGCGTTTATAGTAGGTATGGACAAAGAAGATTTAGCTCAAGAGTTAAGGATTTCTTTACTAAAAGCAGCGAAGGCATATGATGAAGGTCGAGGTATATCATTCCACACTTATCTACACACATCTTTAGTTAATACGATAAGAACTTTAATCAGTAAAGCTCAAAGAAGACCTATTTCTAAGAGCATTGACGATTATTATGAGTTCTATGACAACGATAACCCTATTATTCCTAAAGAAATTCAAAGGGCTTTACGGGCTAAAGATACTTATGCCCAAGAGATAGAGCTTGATTTGTTGATTTCTTCGCAACATTTGTCTAAAAAAGAGCGTCAGTTCCTCAAATTAAAGTTTGAAGGTCTTACAATGGATGAAATTACTGATGATTTAAGGGCTTGTAGAATATGTATTTATTGTTTAGGTTATAGAACAAAAGATAATGAGCTTGGAGTTCCGGACTTATCTAACTGTTTAGATAAACAAGGAGATGGGGCGTATAAAATTAGAAATGCATTAAGAGAAAAGTTTAGGTGGTTAGATGAAAAACTCGAAATCGAAACTGATTCTTAAAGACTTAAATTCTCGAAGCTTATATGAGCTTTTTTCTACCTTATATAAAGAAAAACATGGGTTTGAATATGAAGGAGTTGGGTTTATAGGCAATGAAATGCACAAATTAAAGGTAGTTTTAGAAGATTATGGACCTGAAAATGTGGCTTGTGCTGTACTTAATTGCATACAACGTAATGATAGAAAGGTATCTGTTCCTTATTTTACTGCAGGCATAAAATATTATTTAGTTGCGGACTATCCCGATATTTATTGGGCGGTTAAGAGATATGGAACGTCTAAAATAAAAAGTCTTTGGAATAACTTTGTTATTTTAGATGCGGTTTGGTTTCCATCTGCATCCCAAAAAAATAAAATAAAAGAAATAAAACATGAGTTGAAGGAGTGGACTAATGCCCAGACGAAAAAGACTAAGAGGAAAACTAATACAAAAGTCAAAAAAACATCTTAGTTTAGAAAAACGAGTTAAGATTATAGCAACTCGAAATGAAATGACTGATATTTGGACTGAAGGAGAATTTAGCTCTGTTGAGGAGGCGTTAGATTATCTTGACAAGATACGTACGTCTGATGTAACATACAATGTATACTCTGATTCAAACAGAGTGGTTTATACAAGACAGGGAGGAATAGATGCCTAGTCCGGAATTTATTGAGTCAGCATTAATATTTAATTTAAATACCGAAGGCAACCTACATAATTTTAAACACGTAAAATCTGATTTTGCAAAACATGGTCAAGCTTTTGAATGGTTGGTAAATTATTTTGATAAACATGGGGAGTTTCCTTCTCAAGTAGTTATGCAACAGCAGTTCCCAAGTTTAGACGAAAAGGCTGGGGATACAAACTTTGATTATGCGTATGAGCAATTTAAGAGGTCTTTGTTACAAAGAAATGTATTACGAGCGGTAAATTCTAATTCTAATTTAATTTTTGATGACCCTAAAAAAGCTTTGTCTAATATTATGACAGGGCTAACAGAGATTGAGACAGTCTATGATGAGGATGTTGCCCCCTATGATAGCGGGGAACTAACTAGATTAGAGGAGTGGAAAAACAGAAAACAACGAAGGAAGTTAGGGGACGGCCTGATGGGTATTCCTACTAGTTTTGAGTCTTTAAATTCTAGGGGTGTTGGCTGGATGCCCGGAGAATTGATAGCAGCTTTTGCAAGACCGACTATTGGTAAAACATGGTTATGCGTTCATGCAGCAGCTACTGCAGTAAAGGCAGGACATAGAACTCTTTTGATTTCTACAGAAATGCCTAGTCGTGCTATAAATATGAGAATAGATGTTGTGTTAGCAAATCTTATGGGTTACGAGAATTTTTCTCATATGGCATTGAGGCATGGAGACCCTATAGATGAAGAAGCTTATCGAACCTTTTTAGAGGAGTCCAACCAAAAAGATTTGTTGGTTAGTGACCATATTGCAGGTCAAATGGGTTTTTCATTAGAGTCAATAGCTAGTTTAGTAAGAAAACATAAACCGGAATTTGTTGTGATTGATGGTGTGTATTTGATTTCCGCAGGGGACTCAAAAGCAGCAGCTTGGGAGCAATCACACAGATTATTTTATGGGCTAAAAAATCTAGCTAATGCAATAAACACACCAATCTTAGTGACTACCCAAGCTAATAGAGAGGCTTCTGATATGTTTACGCCTCCAAAACCTAATCACGTTGCATTTGGAGACGCTTTGATTAGGGCAGCTGATGTAGCTTTAGCTATGTGTGGGGTTGAAGAGGAAGACGATAAAAGATTGGTGCAATTCCAAAAGTATCGTGATGGTGAATTGCCTCAAAATGTAACCTATATGCAGTGGGGAGTAAACAACGGAAATATAAAAGAGCTTATAGGATATGCCCCGGCATTTCTTATGGCAGAATAATAGGAGGATATAATGGGAATTTTTGATTGGCTTGGTGGAAGTGAAGATGATAGCAATATCATTGTAAAATCTACTAGAAGCAAGGGAAATGGACGACCTATTGTAGACATTACTGTAGGAGATATACGAAAAGGTATAGCTACAGATGAAAATGGCTATAGAAACGAAGTCGTAATATTCCTTAGAAAAAATAAGAAGGATAGATAATGGTTGATTGGTACTCTGTATTAACTAAATATGGAGTTGATATACCTTATGAAGACCAAGTGATGATAAGCTGTCCTTTTCATGATGACAGACGAGTTTCCTGTTCTATAAATATAGATAAAGGATTATGGATTTGTTTTGCTGGTTGTGGACAGGGCAGTTTGAAAGGATTTATATTCAAGCTTTCCGGTAAACCGTGGGAAGAGCTTAGTTACGAACTGGATGATAATTTAGATATCAACGCTATTGAGTTGGACTCTATTTTTTCAGATGCTGAAATAGACTATATGGGGGAAGAAACTTCATATGAAGAACCTGAGAATCTTTTGCCTGTTCCTAATAATCATTGGATATATGATAGGGGGTTTTCTAAAGACCTTATATCAGGTTGGGACTGTAAAGTAAATCAGTATCAAGATTTTATGATTCCGGTAAAAGATTTAGAGAATGAAACTTTGGGTTGGATTTCTAGGAGATTACAAGCTACTCCTAAATATTTATTTTCTAAAGGGTTCAAGAAATCTCAAACTCTTTTTGGCATAAATCATGTAAAAGAAGAAAAAGAGTTATATGTTGTAGAAGGTGCTTTAGACTGTATGTGGCTCCAACAACATGGGTATGCTAGTGTAGCAGTATTAGGGGCGAATTTATCAAAGAAACAAATTGATTTATTAGGGCAAATAAACCCATCTCGAATTGTTTTGTCTTTGGATAATGACGTAGCGGGGAGCAAAGGAATGCAAAAAGCAACCCTTGACATTAATGAACGTTTCCTGATATCATACTTAAGACTACCAAAAAATTATAAGGACGTTCAAGAAATCAGAGATACACAGACGTTACATACGGTATTACAAAATAAAACAATAATATAATAGGAGACCCAATGAGCGGAATTTCAAGAATACAAAGACAGCGTGAGGACTTACGAAGACCTCAACAACAAACACAAACACCCGGACGAGAGGTGTGGTTTAAAGATGGGGACCAAGTTTTTCTTTCATCAATAGCAACAGGACATGATGAAGATAAGTTCATAGACGAAATCAAACTCTATACTTTTAGAATGGGTAACAGATGGATTAACTTACTAAAACATGACACAGTCGATGATAGTATAGTACCTGAAGATACTAGACCATCTAGTAAATTTGCTTTTTGGTCTTATGTCCACAGAATCATACATTTAGATAAACTAAATGATGATTGGGCTGCTGTAGAAGGACCCGGTGGAAAGATGATGTATCGAGAAGATATCAATGATTTTAGAATTGTCAGTTTAGGCTTTGGAAGAAATGACTATGTTTGGGACCAATTATCAGGCATTTATAGTGACTGGGGTGGTTTAGACAAGGGAGTTATTAGAATAAAAAGAAGTGGGGCTGGTTTAGAGACTTCTTATACTCTTTCTGCTACACCGCAAACAGAAGAAATACCTTCTGAAAGAAAAGCAGAAATTGCAGAATTGCCTTTAGTAAAAGATTATTTCTTAGAAAGATATGGGAAAAACATAGAATTATCATTGGCAGCAGAGTCACAAACAGCTGCTCCTGAAAAACCTTTGTTCTAAGTTACATGACAATTGTAACTCCGGAAAATGCAGACAAGCAGTTGCATCTATTGATGGAACGCTTGGATAAAGATTCTGTTGTTGTTATAGACGTTGAGACTACAGGTTTAGAAGTACATGATGGAGATTTTGTTTGTGGTATTGGCATTGCTCAATTAGATAGTGATTTCTCTCAGTATTATCCTGTAGCTCACAACCACAACTGTGAAGTTGAGCGTAAGAACAAGAAACAGAAAGAGCTAGAAGAACGACTTATTTGTGATGAGTGGTGTAAAGATGGCAAGTATCAAAATGTTGATTCTGTAATCATAGAGTCTTTTATTAACATATTAAACGACACTGATTTTGTCAGTACATTTATTGGGCATAACATAAAATTTGATTTACATTTTTTGTCTGCGTTAGGTTTAGATGTCGGCAATAGAAAATTAATTGATACATTAGTTATGACTAGGCTTACAGAACCTAAATCTGATGATAATGTTGGTGTTGGCTTAACAGCGACTGCTCAAAGAAGATTTGGTAAAGAAGCAGGTC